ATGTCCGTATTTAAAACATCATCAATGTTCACTTGGCCTTCTACAATCGCCATTCGTGGGAAAACGCTATGTCCCAATGAATCCAATGTGTCGCGCATGATTTGTGATTTCGCTGCTTGGATCGGTTTCAAGTAATCCGCCGGGCAAGATCCAATCGCTGTGTGCGGTTCTGGATCGGGGCAGAAGTCAATGATCGGCAGTTCATCCCACGGCATCACGTTCACGATGTTTGCAGCATCGCCGATCGTGCATACGCGGACGCGCTCATCGATGCCGTCTTGATCGAGGTCAAAGAACAGATAGTGTTCGATGTATAAAACGTCTTTCCCGCCAGCGTCCGTGCGGTCGGGGTAAACAAGATTGTCGAGTGGGTTTCTTGCTTGTTGTTCTTCGTATGTTTGCGGATCAGGCGTTGCGCCGGAGCCTTGATACATTTTTATTTCTTCTTCGTCGTAGCCCATCGCAACGAGGTCGCTGACTGTCTTGACCATGCGGTGTGCAACATAAGAAGAGGTTTCGAGATCCCGTGCGTGGCGAGCCACTAACACTTCTTCCGGCGGGATAGATTCAATGCAAACGAGATCTTTTGCTTTGACGCGCCTGTTGACAACATCATACGATGCTGGGATCTCTTGTGTGATTTCTTCTTGTGTCATTGGATCGATTTGTGTGATGGTTTCAAGTGTAATTTTTTCGCTGACCAGCTCTACGTCTGGGTCCATCATCAATGCTTGATACGATTGCGGATCGAGTCCCGAGTATTCGTGCGTGGTTGATGAAATCGTATCGTCCCAAAATACTTTGAGGAATCCAGTTTTACGAATGAGTGCATCCTTGAATGTGTTATACATGATGTGAAAGCCTGGATTCTTTTGTTGCACAATCCAGTTGATGTAATCGGTTTGTTGTTGTGCGATTGGGATGTCCTCTGCGTTTTTCGGTATAAATTCAACAACTTTCTTTGTGCCAAAGAAGGTACGCATGATCGATGGCAGCATGAATAACACGCTGTCTCGTACGTCCGTTGATATATACGAGCTTTGTAAATCAGATGTAATCTCTGGTTCTTCGCCTAGATAATATTCGGTTGATTCTGCTCGTTCTTCGCCAACTTGAAATATAAAATCTCTTGCATCATCCATTTCTGCCCTGACGACAGATGTAAGACTTTCCATTATTTTGCTGTCTGCGACTTGTGCTTCTTCTTTCTTCGCAGAGTATTTCCTTTTCTTCTTAGCCATAAATTATCCCACTCTATGTATTCTGGATTTTAAAGGTTTCCTGAAATTATAACGGAAAAAGCTCCTACTTCCACTAGAAGAAACCGCATTACTGGCCATTGTCAGTGCAAGACTGTCTGCTTTGTCGGGTGATTTGATGCCTCTTTTACGCATTTCTTCCTTGCTTTCAAGCTTGATTTTACCCGTAGAAGTGTATTTATATGTCGGTGAAACAAGCTCGGCTGCAAGCTCGTCATCTTCTGGCATCCGACAATCGCGTTTGGATAACCAGTCTTTGACAGAAAACCATAATTCAGCTCTCAAGTTTAAAAAATTCTTTTTCGTCGACGGCGACTCAGCCACGTTTATTCCACGCACGGGAAGGTCTTGCTCTGCCAAACGATCGACTACGCCCGAACCCAAGCCAATGACATCGACGAGTATTTCTTGCGGACGCTCGGACGGCATCGCATCGTCATATTTATTCTTAATCGCACCGCATAACTGCATCAAATCCATCGATCTGAATGTTTCCACGGATAAAACTGTGTTCCCTTGACGAATGCAGAGCGCAGAAGAATCTCCGCCATATCTCGCCACATCCAAGCCCCAAAGGATCGGTTCGTTGACTGTGAGCGCAACATCGCGTCCCATTGCAGCGCGTATGAGGTGCATGGGTATCACGCTTTCATCGTCCGCTTTTGGAAACTCGCCCATGACCTCGACTCTGGCAACTGTGGAATCTTCGCCGTATTGGTCGATCATGTTTTGGAATACGTTTTTGTCCGTGCCTTCGACGTCGCGTGAGTCGATTTGTTCCGTGCGCCAGAACGAGCGTTTGGAGTGGAACGATTCAAAAAACGGACCCGCGTTCCTTCGTGGGTTGGAAAACGTGAGCCAATAACGATCGCTCGTTGGTTCGGAGAAGAACCCTTCCGATACAGAATAGATCGGCCCGGGAATACCACTGGCCTCATCCATGATGAGCAAGACTCCGTAGTTTGAGTGCAAGCCCGCAAATGCGTCCGGGCGCTCCTCGCTCCAGAGCTGCGCTTGTGCGTAATAGTAGCCAGTGTCGATTTTTAGATCGCGGATGAGCGCTTCTTCAAACCATTGTGCGGGTTTTAAGGTCGTCGCCGTGCGGATGAACCAGTGCGCGTTTAGGCTTAACGTCAGCCATTTACCGAGTTCCGCCCATGTACGGGAGCGTAATTGTTGTTCGGTGTTTGCGGTGACGATGATTGTGGATCCGAGCCGGGTTGATAGCATCCAGAGGATAATCCATGCAACCAGTGCAGATTTGCCTATCCCACGTCCGGATGCGACGGCTAATCTAAACATTTCGGGCAGATCAAGCGTTTGGTTTCGCTGTATGTGCATTGCCATATCGCGCAATATTTTTTCTTGCCACTTGCGCGGGCCTTCAAATTCTTCGAGGGGGGTTCCTTTTTCGCCCCAGGGAAAAATAAATTTAACAAAATTTACTGGATCGTCTTTGATGTTCATTGACCAGATTTCGGTCATCAACTGTTTTTCCTGTTGTGGTGAGTATTTCATCCTTGTCCCCTGTATTTTTTCCAATTTTTTTTCTTATGTTTATTCTTCGGGCGGCTGTTTGGACTGTTACCAATGCTGGTGCGTTTGCTTTTGCTTTTGGATAGGTCTTTTACCGATTTTATAATAATTTTTGCTTTTCTTACCATCAGTGGTTTTCATCGTCTAATGGTGGAAATTGCTTTGTTCCAAAGAAATCATCAAATACCAAATTGAGTATTTCTTCGTATATTGGCCTGTATTGATCCAAAGTAGTGGTATTTACGCCCAGTTTCATCCTTTTTGCGCGATCAATGTCGTAGGCTCTTTGTAATTGTTTTTCCGTGTATAAGATCATTAAGCAAATGCGCCTAAATGCAGCAAAACATCAAATATCAAATAGCCAAATAAAATTCTAAATAAAAATTTATACGAGGCGTGTTCTTCCCGGAGTTTTGCAAAAAGTTTTCTTTGGTAATCATTCATAAAAATTTTTCACAAAAAATTATCGCAGTGGTTATATATATAACGCACCCCCATATCGCGCACGGGGGGGGCTAGTCGGCAAGCGCGTATATCGAACGCGGTGAGAGAAAAAGCACGAAAAACGCGCTTGCCTATGATCGAGCGCTTAAAAAGGGGAGAAAACACGCGCTCAATCACTTTGGTTGTCCTGTTTATTATTATCAGCGCCCGCGTGCTTGGACGAAGCGGGGCTAATTTGCTCGCTAAGCGATTCTTCACCCGTTGCGCTACCCTCCCATGCTTGCATGCTTGCACGCGTGCTTAGACGCTTCTGCGCTTGCTCTAGTTCAGGCGCTCGTTCGGGCTTCAAATCAATGATACGCCCTTTGGCCTGGTCGAGGATCTCACCCAGGTTAATGTTTACCTCTGTGTTCTGGCGGTCGCTCCAGCGCTCTGGATCTGCGTTCTTGAGGTAAAAGATGCTGGCGGTTACGTTCCCGGAGTCGGACGCTTTTAATAGGTTCGAGCTTGCTTTCTTAATTCCTAACGCTCGCCCTTTTTTTATAGCTTCCTGTATTTCCTCTTTTTCACGCTCTCGATTCCAAACATCCCAACCAACTCCGAGCGCTCTGCATATATCCATCACACCCATATTGAGCGCGCTCAGCTCGGTGATTGCTTGGAGGTTGTCTGGATCGTCTAATGTTTTCATGTACCGGCCTGATCCTTTCGGATTCTTCGCGGTTTTCTCTCGTTTCTTCCCTTTGTTGCCCATTTTTTTT